CGGGGAACCCGCTCGTATCATGAGTACGAATTGCTGTCAGATACCGAATAACTTTCCCTTCGGCAAGATTGTTGAAGATCGCGCTCCCGATATGTTCATGTGGAACGGAGACAACGGGTATTCGCATCACACTTTGACCGATAAGTACGAAGACGACGACGGGAATCTTGTGTCTATGGTTCCGTGTAGTCTCGCACCAACGTCAGGACCGGTTACGACGGTGCAGAAGTGGTGCGACTTCATGAGAATGTTCCTATCGTGTCCCGGAGTTAAACGTGTCAACCATCAGTTTCCTAACACTATGATCCTGTCGAACCATGATCGGGGTTCAAGTATCGATGACCACTCGAAAGGGGGGGCTAGTGATGACGGTGATATGGATACCCAACAGTTAGCGAATGACAGTTACGAAAATGCGATGACTGCGGTCAATGCCTATCGACCTGACCCCCCGTATGCGGTGCATGGTGAACCCGATGACCGGGATCTCCCTGAAGGGATAGATTCGGAGTCAGCCACTTACACTACTGCGATATATGATCCTCGGTGGTACAAGTTCATGTGCGGCTGCATTGAAGTGTTCGTCATTGACACTATTAGCGGCAAGACACTGAACGCGAGGACTGATGACGCAGACGCATACATGATCGGAGAGCATCAGGAAGATTGGTTGATTCGTGAAGTCAACGCGAGTCCCGCAGTCTGGAAGATGATTGTGTCTGCTCATGCCATCCATGCAAGCATCGAACCTGAAGGAAATTGGGTAAACGGTTGGCACACTCGACAGACACAACTGAAACGGATTGTTGATGCGTTTGAAGTTACCGGAGTTTTTTGGAACGGAGCAAATTGGCACGCTCCTTCTGTGCAAATTGGCGGCATAAACGGACAATCGAGTTTTGCTGCGTCTAACTTGGGACCGGGGGGACAAGCACATAACATAACATCTCCCCCACATATGCACCCGCAAGCCGATCTTAACTATGGTGGATATATGCAGGACTCGTTTATCAATCAGTCCTGTGTTGGACAGATCGATGCCACTTCTTCTCAGTTAACAGTGACGGCTGTTAACTCGCAAGGACAGAATCGAATTGTTGCGACAATGAATCCAGACAGTAACGAGTTTGCATCGATTGATCTGATCGACATTGTTCCCCCGTTTTCTTACACACATCAATTCTCCGCAACCGATTACCTTCGTTGCGGTTACGGTGATGGCTCTTCGGGGAGCGCGACGTGGAGGGCTGACCAAGAATACGCATCAATAAGTGGGTGGATGTATGGTATGCAGTTGATCGGTTTCAGTGTGCAGCCGAAACTTCCTTCGATGCCGGTACGATCCGCAGAGTTGTGCTTTTGGCTTGAGGCAGATCCCCCCGCAGATCTTGTTATAGATCCGCGCTCTCGTCGGTTTGATATTTTCTTCGTGGAACCCGGAGACGCAGACGGTCACGATCTCATTCCGTGGGGAGATAGTCCTAACTCTCCGATTGATAACGACGCAAAATGGCAACTACACACAATAGATCCTGCTCCCGGATCAACTGTTCAGAGTGCTACTGACTTAGATCCGGGCGCACCTGAACCCGGATGGTGTCGATTAGACATCACAGAGTACATCAACGATATCATTACGCATGGTAGTTACGATCCTGCCGGGACGTGGGTCAACATTGGTTTGACGTTTAACAGTACGGTAATGGATGGATATGATCGGTGGTATATGAGTTCTCCTGATTCAGCCGGGGCAGACATCTATGCTCCGCGCATTAACATTCAACAGATTGACACGGACTGATGCAGACCGTTCAGTACAACAATGCTCATGAGGTCGCGCAAGCGATAGATGAGTATCATAAGTACAAACGAGCGCACGTCGCAGAGTTCTTCGCGGATCACTTATACGATTGGCAGCATGACTTCCTTGCTGCCGGTCGAGAGCATCGACAACGAATGTTACTCGCCGGTAACCGTGTCGGTAAGACGATGCTCTCCGCATACGAGTTACGGTGTCATCTGACAGGGGACTATCCGTGGTGGTGGGACGGACGACGTTTCGACTATCCGATTACTTCGTGGGCTATGGGTGTCTCCGGGGAACAGGTACGAGACGTTCTCCAGTTGTCGTTACTCGGTGAACTCGGTGATAAGGGATTCGACGGCTCGGGTATGATCGAGGGGGAGCATATTCACTCCTTCAGTCGCAGTCCGCAGACTCCACGTCTCGTTAAAGAAGTTTTTGTGAAGCACGTCAACGGAGGCTTCTCGAAACTTCAGTTCAAGATGTACACGCAGGACCCGCACACGCTAACCGGTGCATCGATTGACTTCATCCTCGTTGATGAGCAGCCCCCGGATGCGGTTGTGTCGCAGTTGATCACACGAACGATGACCGGCGCACGAGGAGAAGGAGGGGCAATCCTGTACTCGATGACTCCTGAACTCGGTCGCACTCGATTGATCATCAAGTTTATGGATGAGAGGGAAGACCATCAGTTCTTAATGCAAGTTAATTGGTCGATGGCTCCTCACTTAACCCCAGAAGTGCAACGAGAGATTCTGTCTGCTATTCCTGAGTATCAGCATCAGATGAGACGTGACGGGATTCCCGTTCTTGGTGTTGGTATGGTATTCAGTATCGCTGAAGAACGGATCATGTGTGATCCGTTCGAGATACCGAGTTACTACAAGCGTCTTGCCGGGTTGGATATAGGCTACATGGATCACCCTACGGCTGGAGCGTGGGTCGCTTATGACCCGGACGCAGACTGCACATATTTGACCAATACTTATAGCCAATCCGGTGAGATCCTTTCTGTTAATGCCGCAGCGATGCGGTTACCCACTCCCGACTTGCTGTGGGTTTACCCGCATGACGGCAAACGACGTGAGTCAGACGGAGAGGATATGGCTGCGAAGTATCGTAAGCACGGATTGAAATGTGAGTTGCAGTTCGAGAATCCTGAAGGAGGTAACGCTCTGGAGCCGGGGATCTTTGAGTTAGAGGATCGGATGCGGACTGACAGGTTCAAGGTGTTTAACTGTCCGCAGACACAACCATTCCTCCGTGAGTTTCGTATGTATCACCGGGACGAGAAGGGCAAGATTGTTGCTCTCGACGACGATGTTATCTCTGCGACTCGGTATGCTGCTATCATGGTCCCGACACACGGGGTTCGGGGGAGTGGTCGGAGCCAAAATGTGTACCAGAGTTCGCAGTTACCCGTGAACGCGCAGTCGGGGCAGACCATTGGGAGACGACTAGATCTTCCTCGGTACGATCTTTAGGAGCGATAGATGCCAACTTTTCCACAACAATACGACGGTGCAGAAGTGGTCGATAACGATCAACAAGAAGAGTTTGAGTTCCGGTATTCGGATGATGAGATCGCACGGATTATCCGTGACGAGATCCATTCGAGTCATACTGATTGGGAAACATCGATCTCGATCCAACGAGAGAACTCTCACCGGTACTATTACGGAGAACTCCCGGACGCACCGCAAACGAATCGCAGTCAGCACGTCAGTCGAGAAGTGTTTGACACAGTTGAGACGTTCAAAGCGAAGATGGTCCGCACGTTTACCGAGAATCAGAAGGTTGTCAACTTTCCTCCGCTCGATGAGCAGGACATTGAACAAGCAGAAGTAGCAACCAAGTACGTCAACTCGTGTTTTTATAGGCACAACGATGGGGTAGGCATCATCACAGACGCAGCGCATGATGCTGCGCTCCTTAAACAGTGCGTCATTAAGTGTTGGTGGGACATTCGGTACACTAAAGAGTATGAAATCCTTACGGATCTTCCTCGTGAACAGTTGAATATGCTCCTCGCGCAGCCCGACGTTGAGGTATCACGCATTCTGAGCGAAGAAACTAAACAGACGATGATGCAGACCCCGCAGGGTCCAGTACCACAAATTCAAAACGTGGTAACTGTTGAAGTTGTAAAATTAGTTGATAACTCGAAAGTCAGGGTCGAGGTTATCCCACCTGAAGACTTTTACGTTGATGGTTCAGCAACGAATCCTTACGAAGCGAATTTTCAGTGTCAACGGTCGGAGATGACGGCTTCTGAACTGGTAGAAGATGGGTACGATCCTGATCTTATCGAGACAATCGGTATCGGGGACAGTCTCGAATACGATTTTGAACAACACGCTCGACACTCTTTCGATGATTCATGGAGATGGAACAAGAAAGAGGGAGAGAACGAACGTAGGATTATCCATGTTTATGAAGCGTACCTCAGACTTGATATGGACGACGACGATGAAGCCGAACTCTGGCAAATCATTATGGCTGGAGACACGGTTATCCATAAACAGCGAGTTGATGAGATGCCTTACTTCTTCTTCAGTCCGATTCGTATCTCACACAAAGCAATCGGGATGTCCTACTCGGATGTCACGATGGATCTCCAGCGTTCCATCACGAGCATCATTCGAGGTGGTATCGATAATGTGTGGCTCACAAATACTACGAGATTGGCTGCTAATCTGGAGATCATCCGAAACCCCAGAGACGTACTCGATAACCCGATTGGGGCAATTATTGATACGCCTTCCCCGCAGGACATCGTTCCCGTCCCAACTGCTCAACTGAACCCGGCTACATTCCAAGTTCTCGAAACACTTCAGGTTCAGAAGGAGTCGCGCACAGGTGATACTCGGATGGCTAAAGGTCTGCAAAACGAGCAGATCATTTCGCATCAGAACGCAGAAGATATGATCAACGCTCTGATGAATGTCGGTAATGAGAAAATCATGACGACGATTCGTCGGTTCGCAGAAGAGTGTTTCAAGCCGCTACTCAGACGTATTTATACACTCGGCATCGAGAACGGTCAGATCGTTTCTGCGAATGTCGGTGGTCAGATGCAACAGATCAACCCGCAGGGTTGGCAACCGAGAGAGGATCTGATCGTTGAGACGGCTCTCACTCCAGAGGAACAACAGAAGGAAGCGATGTTGTTGATGGGTCTTGACCGGGCGCAGAAAGAAGATCCTGAACT